TTTCAGTCACAAATTGTTGCGTAGGACGCTGACCTAATGTTGTATCAGGAACTATAACAGGTTTTATTGGTTGATTATTTATATTTGGTTGTTGAAATGGATCATGATCTACATTCGTAAAATTAAATGGATCATGCTCTACTGGTACAAGATCAGGCATTAAGCACCAGCTTGCGCAGTCTGCTGATTAGGATTACCTTCAACCCTTAAATATTTTCCTTGTCGATTAGGATCAGGTACATACCATTTACCGTCAGGTGCTTGCTTAGCACCTTCAATTGGTGGCTCAACAACAGGTGCAGGCATATTATCTAATTGCGCTGCAAATTCATCGCCCTTTCCAGGTTCACCAGCATTTAACATGCCCACAATAAGCTGCTTAACAATCGGCTGAATTTGCTCTGGTGTGATTGCTGGTCCTGAATTACCTAATCCAACTAATCGTTTTGTTTCAGCATCATAATCTAATCGTGCTTGCTCTGCTGTAGCAGTCTTAAATCTTAAATCTAAATCTTGTGCTTTGATAGTTAACTCTTTATCCTTATCTGCAAGCTTCTTAGTAGCTTCAGCAAGCAATCCTGTAAGTTGTTCAATCTTATCACTAGCTTGATGCATTATTTGTTCAGTTTGTGGATCAGGTGTATCCCCTGTAATATTTGGGGGTATCATCCGCCGCCAACGTTCGGCTAAAATATCAGCTTCAGGGAAGTCTGCAACTTTAAAGTAAAGATCACCACCAACATCCATAAATTTCGGATTTTGTGCAGCAATTTGCGTTAATGCGTTAAAGGCTTCCATTCGCTTAGTCGCATATGATGGTCCTGTATCAGACTGTACATCATACATACCAACTAAAGGATTAAATAAAATTTGTTCTATTTGTTCGCTTCGATCTTTATCTTGATTTAAAGTATCTAATTTTTGACTGGAAACAGGATTACCGCTTTGATCTTGTGCATTAGGATCAATTATAATATTTTTTTTAGTTCCGTCTCTAGCGGTAATTTGTTTAATTCGTTTTGTGTCATAAATTTTAGGATAAAGATCAAGCAAAATGCGACCAGTATAACGGATTGCAATAGCCTGATTATCCAGGAAATGATATGTAGAGCGATCACCTTGCCTTTGCCGCGCATTAATCGCAACACCTGATTTAGCATTCTCATTTTCCCCAAATTGACTTTGATATTGGCCGCTAGCCATCATCATTTCATTTTGGGCAATTTGCATTTGCTCTACATAAGCAGGGGAAGATTGAGGGGCAGCAGGTCTAGATGGTGGTGGAATTGGGTTTCCATCTTCATCCATATGCTGGTAAGGCAAATAGCTATGATTAGTTCTATTTGCTGTCTTATAATATTCCTCGTAACCTTCAATAGCTTTTGCAGGTGCTAACCAAGGTGCTTTAGTTTGCAATGCTCCATATTCAACATTTGCTGATGTATTATAATTATATATTTGTTGTGCATTAATTAATGCTCTAGTATGTCCTTTACGATCTAATATGCCATCAATAACAGTTTCAACACCAACAAGCCTAACAATTGGAATATACTTTCCAACCCATGGCTTCTTATCTACAATTCGATCACCAGCAATTAAAAACCATTCTATTTCATCAGATAATTCTTTACGCTCGCGAAACTTATAATAAGCTTGATCAGCTTCATTTAATTTCTTAATTTCTCGATAAATAATCTTTTTAGTAGCATCTAAATCTTCAACATAATCTAAAATTTGTTCTTGTGTATCAGGAATAACAAATGTAACTAATGTTTTTTCAATTTGATTTTTACGATAATATTCAGCTACTCTAATTGTGTTACGAGTAACCCAATTAGCTCCTACACTTCCATTTCCAATTACATTTTGTGAAGCGACACCAGCATATTGAGGATATTTAGATTGAAATAAATCTTTAGGCATATCTTCAAAGATAATGCCCCAACGCGCATCTGAACCATCTACTTCATTAATATCAGGATCAAGATAAACTGATCTAGGGTCTTTAATACGCCTAATATAAATTTCTTGATCGAATGATTTTGGTAAAAATTCTGTTTTAATTCGCCAATAACCAATACCAGCTTCAACTTGAAATACTAATGCATTATCATATACATTTTCTGCACTAGAAATATATTCAGTATGATAAATTAATTCCTGATAAAGTTGAGCAGCTTCAAATGTAGCTTCATCACTAACAGGTCTAATTCTAACTCCAGGTTTATTCTGTTTTGCATCATTAATAACTAGAAGATTATGTTGATTAGTTTTATTAATTGTTAATACAGGTCTATCTTCTAATTCACGATTTTGTACTAAATCACTATCCCATTGATACTTATTGTGGGTATCCCCATTAGCAAATTTATAGTCAAAATCAAATCTAACTCTAGCTTCTGCTTCCCAATCTTCACCTAAACCATATCTATCTTGACACTCTTTAACAACGTCTTGTTCATCAGCAGTTGTTGGTGGTGCTGGTTTAGTTTCTACATTATCGTTCCAAGTGTTTGACCAGTTCAATTTAAACCACCTTTTATCAACCTAATTAATTATGCCATCCAACCATTAGTACCACGTATTGAAAATACTTTTCCGCTACCCACAGTCTTGACTTTAGGCTTAGCTAATACTTCAGGCTTTAAATGTAATGCAAATGTTTGGAATGCATCGGCTCCATGCGACCATTCATTATGATCAGGATCATTACTAAACTTGCCATTTTCATCTACTTTATAAGTATATCGGCATAAACATTGCCAACCTTCAGAAGTATTTTCTTCATCAAAATTACATAAATCAAATACCATTCGGCCAGCACGAATACCTAAAATCTTTTTTGGTACTCTATCAACAACTTTAACTTTACCTGGATAAACATCTTTAACTTGCTTATAGACACTTCTTGATGCTAATGTTTCATTATCAGCATCATGAGGTAAATAATGTGTACCATAGTTATAACCATAATCTTGCAATATTTTCAAGTAATAAGCTATTTTCTGTAATCGATCTTGAAAGAAATTTATTAAATTATATTCCATTCCAACTTGTTGCACAAACCAAATCGAAGTGTAATCATCATGCCCCAAATCCCAAAACGTATGCACCGGGCGACTATCATCATAAGGAATTTTGCCGCGCCGTCCATCTGTAAGGGTCTTTTTTATTTCTTTTGAATAAATAGCTCCTGACAGGGTTTGACGTGTATGTCCGCCCCATACATGCAACCATTCATCTTCATCAGCTAATCGCGTTACCTCACATTCAATTTTTAAATCTTCTGGCAACCAAGGGTTATCTTTATAACTAAGCATTTTTACAAATGCATAGCGAACCTTTTCACCATTATCATTTACAATAAAATCAGGTGCATATTGTTCACGTTTAACAATAAATCTTTTATAAGTTTCATCAGTATCTAATTCAGGATTAAAACTAATCCAAATTTCCGTACCCTTACCAAAAGGTCCACCAATCGATTGATCAATATTTTCCAATACAATATTTTTACCACGACCACGAATAGTAGGAGTTAATTTATCCCAAGATGTTTTACTAACATTAACTGCTTCTTCAATCCAAGCAATATCAATCCGAGCAATAGATTTAATCGAATTAATATTATAACGTAATCCAAAAAATATAAATTCAGCACCAGTACGTTTAGATACAATACTTTTAGCTTGTACTACAAATTCTTCATTCAAACCCATATCATTAATACGATTAACAATAGTTTGATAAACACTTTCATTAATCGAATTTTGAATTTCACGAAAACAAGCTATACGCAATCTAGATTGTTGAGATAAAATAATTAATGCTGTAGCTATAGTCTCAGTATTATGAGTTACAGTTCCATCTTCTAATAAAAATAAACCATCTTTATCTAAAGAAAAACCAGCATATTCACCATAACCAATAGCTTCAATTTTAATTTGAGATAATAAAAAATCTTTATTTTTATTTACATTTTCTTTTTTAATTTGTTTTCGAATTATTTTACAAGGTATTCGCCAAGTATCTCCATTTATAGAAACTCTCCAAGCTTTACCTATAATATTATTTTGACATTTAGTTTTATTACAGCTTATATTTGTTCTAAATCCTAAAGTATCAGCTAAATATTTAATATCTCTAGCTAATATTTCATTTACTTGATAAATATCATATCCGTTATTAGAAATTGTTCCATCACTATCAATCAAACCAGCTAATATTTTTAATCTTACATTTTCCGAATTTGTAATATACTGTAATGGAATATGTTTATTATCAAACAAATTGTAAAATTTAAAACACTGATTTAATATATTAGTTCTATAACCGTCATTAGTTTTTCTTAAATTAATCCCTACTGATTTATTATTAGGTTGTATATAAATTGAAATTTCTAAAGCTAAAGATTGTGCATACTCTTTACAAGCTTCTAATATTTCATTATCTGCACTATATATAATAGTATCGTTAGATTTACCATCACCTAACCATACTCCTAAAAACCAAGGATCAATGTAAACTTCTTTTTCTTCAAAATTTATTAATCCTGCTTTATAACCTCTAAAATGTTCTTTCCATCGTTTAGTTTGTTTATTAACTTTTGTTAAATTTATATTTAAAATATTATTATATTCTTTATATCTATTATCCTTAATAGCTGAAATTGATTTTTTCAATGAAAGAATGTGATTGCTATTACAAATATAATCTATACCTGAAGTTTGTTTAATTTTAAACATTTCATCCAGACCACGAACAGTATTTGATACTAAACGTGGTTTACTATCTGGCCCCATTAATAAATCGCCAGATTTAATATCTTCCACATTTTTAATTGAACCATCAAACATTATAATGCGTGTGCCTAAAGCAAGACACTTCATCGCCCCGCGTCCACCATAAAGAACTTTATAGCGTGCAGGTTCATTAATTAAAAATAACAATTCTTCAGGATATTCAATCTGTAACATAATAATAATTACAAATAATTAAAAACAATTTGCACCAGATTTATAAATAATTAAACCTCCAACAGTAGCACATAATGAGCCAGCTAATCCTGTCAAAGATGTAGTTAAAGTAGGTGCAGTTATTGTACCATTTATTGTTAAAGCTAATGAACCACTAGCTAAATTACCAGTTAATAAATGTGTTAATCCACTAGAAGCACAAATAGCAAAATAATCATTTGTATTTGATAATGGTGTATCACAATTACTACTTGTTCCTATTAATATATCTCTAGAACCAGTTGTTAATGTTGTGCTAGCAACTAATGAACCTAAAATAAGATTATTTGCACCTGTTATCAAAAGTCCAGCATTAAACCCAAATCCAGTATTAAAATTGCTTCCAGTAACGCCATTCAATGCCCCTTCTCCAACAGCAGTATTAGCACCACCAGTATTTACCTTTTGAAGCGCAATAGTTCCCACACCAACATTATTACTACCTGTTATATCAGCCTGTCCTGTATTCAATCCAATAAACGTATTATTAACTGCGGCTGTAAAAGCTTGACAAGAATTAACACCAACGCAAACATTATTTGCTGCTGATGTTAAACTAGTATTATTCATAGAAGCATAACCAATAGCAATATTACCAGTTGCAGTTGTTGATGTTTGACCTAACATCGCGTTAGTACCAATTGCAATATTAAAATCAGCACCAATTCCTTGCGGATTTCTAAAAGCAGCTACTCCAATTGCAATTGTATTATTTGCAGATGCATTTCTCATGGTGTCTCCACCAAGAGTAATATTATTAGCTCCACTTATTTGATTATTCCATTGTGAACCATCACCAATAGCTGTATTAAACTGACAAGTAGTACAATTTGACAATGTATTCCAACCTAAACTTGTATTTTGAACACCAGTAGTTAAACTATTTAATGAAGCAAAACCTATTCCTAAGTTTTCAGCAATTGTTGTTCCAAATTGCAAAGGTGGTGTAATTCCAAGTGCCCACAATGCAAAACTTGCTGTAAATTGTGCTCCAGAACCACCACCAGTTGTACTACAAACTATTAATTGACAAATAGGATTAGTTGGTGGAATTGAATATCTTCCATAATTTTGAACGCTAGCTGATAATACTCCACCAGAACCATTTATACTTTGAACAATTAAAATACTATTAGAATAAGTAGAATATAAAGGGTCTGTTGTTCCACCTGTAACATTAATTTTATCTCCAACAGAATAACCACTACCTGTAGTTATAGGAATTACTGCAAATATACCCAAATTAATTGTAGCAGAACCTATATTAACTGGTCCTGGCAAATTTCCTAATGATGGATTTTCCCATAAAGAACCATTCCACCATTCAGGATTATTTAATGTAGTATTAAATCCAAATGCACCATTTGAAGGACTTGTTGGACGTTGTGCAGTAGTCCAACATTTTAAATTAGAAAAAGGATCGCAATTAGTTTGTGCATTAGCATTATTATTAAATGCTAAAAATAATAAACTAACAATTATAAATAATTTTTTCATTAATTAAATTTTCTTTTTAATTGTTCTATTTCAAATCGCAAATTATTATTATCAGCTTTTAATTGTTGAATAGCATGTAAAGAAATTGGAATAAATGCCCCTATATCATAATTAATAGCTTCATTTTTATCATTATATCTAACTAAATCCGGTAATACTTTAGCAATATCTTGTGCAGTAGAGCCATATTGAATACGTTCACCATTATCACCATAACCATTAATATAACGATAATTCCATAAATTAATTTTCATTATTTCATCTAAACCTGCTTCCATTTTTCTAAAAGCAGTTTTAAATTGATTTCCAGATGTACCTAAACAAATTCCTAAAGTACCAGTTCCAACTAATAACAATCCACTTGTTGTATCACGACATATAGTAGCATCAGTATGTGCAGTATCAGCAGCAACATTAACTAATGTTGCTGTTAATGCAGAAATTGATGCAGCAGCACTATCGTCAGCTAATCGTGCTACTAAAGTTGTTCCAGACCTTTGAAGTGATGGATAACTAGATGTTGTTCCACCAAGTTGTAATCTATTAAAATTATTTCCGGCGTTGTCTTGTAAAAGCATAGTACCGTCAGCAGCACTAGACATAACTGTTGAACCGGAAAACTTGAATGAGGTATTTGTTAAAATAACTCCAGGAAATCTAAGTTGAGCACCATTTGAATTAACCAAACTTCCACCACTCCATTGCCCGACTGAACTGATCATAAAATATGGATTTACGACCGTACTATTTGATGCAATGAGCATCGCATAAGCAACATTTGATCCATTGCTATGAGTAGCTCCTGTAGTACTATATAATCCGCGCGATGTTATTGTAAGTGTTGTTGCATCTTTAGTAGTAAATGCCATCATTTCACTATCAATTATAGCAGTTCCTTTATGCGGAAATCCTGTAGATGATGCAACGGTAATATCTCCAGTACTACTTGATCCAAGTGCATTTATTGTTGATGATGTTGTAAAATTTGCCGTATTTAATATTTGTTGTGGGCCACGTAAATCTAATGAAGCATTTCCTGGAGTAATTTCCCCATTAGCATCGCCAATCATTACTTGATTTGGAAAATCTACAAAATCATTTTGAAAATCAATTCGCTGAACGTAATTCGTCGGCTCAACCATTCCAGGCCGTGCATACCAACGCCAAATACCAGCACTATCGCCAGTCATTTCAGAAACACGTTGGCTTTGATAAGAGCCATCAATGTAACCAGTGCGAATGAACAAATAAGCTGGAGGTGGAGTAATTTGCCCATTATTTGGATAATCAGAAATTTCAGTATATGTTATATTTCCCCCAAAATATCCAGATGTAGGATTTGCATATCCTATAGACATAGTATTTTGACCATTAAAATCCCTAAAACCAAGTGCCGAAAGACTAGTACTAGTAGAATTATATAAATCAAATGTATTTACAGCACCACTAAAATTACTAGCTATTAACATAGTAGTTAATTCATGATTTCCACCAAAAGTTGAACTTGGAAATCTAAAAAAAACATTACCTGCACCAGCACTTGGTTGCGTAATATTAAAAGAACTAGCTGGAGGTAAAGTTAACGTACCTCCTGATAATGGCAACCAACCTTTAATTGGCCCAATACCTAATAATTGTTGTTGAGCATTAACATTAAATGAAAATAATATAAAAAATAAACTTAATAATAATTTCTTCATTTAAAATAGCTCACATCAATAGTAGGAGAACCACTAACAGCAGTAAATTTTAAAGCTGTTAATGAAGAAGCAGAATAAGAAAA